TCATTTTTTTTATTTTTTAAATTTTAATTATGCTTCAGATGCCCAAACTCCTACACCACCAACGATGTACCATTCAGTTAATGCTACTGCTCTAAGAATAACATAATCACCTTTGTTTGCAGTTGCTTTTGTGTTTACAAAATCTTTATTTACTACACCTCCTGCGACTGAATCAGCGGCAGAATTTGCAATTGTTCCGTGAATTGCATCCGTAGCATTTGGAGACAATGTAAGAGTGTTGTTTCCATCTGCTCCTGTATTTCTAAAAAGAAATGTCATACCTAAGTTCCCTGCCTCTATTTTTGGAAGCGTGGCAACTAATGCATCTGTTGCTACGTTTTGATCTGCATCTGCTTCACCTGCACCTATTGATGCTGATGCCGTAATGGTAGACTGTAACGCTTGAACGTAAACAATGTCGTTTGATGTTGTGCTTATTGTACTCATTTTATATTAGTTATCTTGTTTAAAATTCTATCTAAGGTTGTATTTATTCTATTTTTAGAATATTGAAATTTCATTGCGTGTTCGATCTCTCCTTCGGGATTGTGTCGAATAGCTTTAGCCGCAGGTTCTGTTGAAAGTTTTTCTTGAATTTCTTTTTCAACTTCTGAGTTAAACTCTTCTTTTACCGTTCGAGATTTTAAAACATTCTCAGCATCAGATGCTTCTACTTTATCTTTCTTTAAATCAGCAATAGCATCCTCAAGGTTTTGAATCCTTTTTTCCATTCCTTCCCAATCTCCAACTTCAGCCATTTTTTTATCGTATCCCATTTCCTCATCATCATCAGCTAAGTCTTCGGTTTCCTCAGTTTCCTCTTCAGCTTCTTCTTTTTGAGGAACCTCATCACTAACCTCTCTGACATCAGAAATCATTCCTTCCTCTTCAGATACTAATAACCTACCATCTTCAAGTATATACTCTCCAACAGGCAACGCTACTTTTTCTCCATCAGTAAGAATGAAAACCTCTTTGCCTTTTTCGAATGAATCAGCCTCAAGGACAGTTCCATTCTCTAACTTCATCTCTTCAAGTTTTACTTCAATATTTAGAAGTGCCTTGATTTGATTAACCATTTCATTTGATTTCATAATTAATAAACGTTTAATTAAAATTGTTTTGCATTTTCGTTTGTATTTTTTTTACCTAAGACCCACTTCCCGTAACGTTACCTACCCCTTGGTTCATCATTGCACCTTTGCAACAATCCCTTGAGTAAGTGTTCTTGTTTTGACAAAGACACGCTCTTGTACTTGACTTTGGAGATGATCTACTAGGTAATACTGATCTTCTATTTATTCCCTGCATTTAATATTTCTTTTAATTTTTAGAAAGAATATATATTTCCTTTATTTGAAACGAATGAAGATGCTTTTCTTACATTTTCTGATAAAGCATCAGCCACATTATCGTAAATTTTAGGGACAGGAACTCCTAGTTCTTTAAAAGATGCTCTAGCATCATAGTAAGTTTTAAAAGCACTTTCGCTTAGTGACTCCATTTTTTGAGCTCTTTTTTTATTTTGTTTATTAACTTTTTGATATAAACTTTCGACCTTATTAGCTTCTGCCATAGATGTTAAAGCTAATTTAGCCACTTGTTTTTCTATAGATTTTATATCGTCAATTAAGGCTAGTTGAATTTTTTGAGATTCTAACTTAACATTCTCATTCTCCATTTTTTCAGTTGGGAATTTTTTTAGTACGTTTCTTAAATCGTTTTGAATATTCATTTTTTTATTTAATTAAGTTTTCGGCTTTTTCTACAATGTCTTTTAAATCATCAGATTTAACTTCTGCTTTGCTAAGATTTTTACTTAAATCAGTATAACCTTTAATATCAGTAGGATTAATCCCTAAATCTTTTGCTTGACGATCGGCTTTATCTAAAGTCTCTCTATATTTATTAGCATCTATTTGATCTATTGAACTATTAGCTAGTTTAATTTCTTCTTTCAAATCCTTAATGACATCGTTATATCTGTCAATTTGTTCAGATATATCTGATATTACATCATCCGCATTACCTTCCTCATTCTTAATGATCTTTGCAAACTCTTGCAAATCTGATGCTAGGCTTAGTTCTGTTTTTTCTCCTTTAACTATTTCAGCAATTTTGCTAAGTAATAAGTCCGCTTGTTTTTCTTGTTTGTACATTTTTTGTGCTTCTATTTTATCGGCAAAAAAGCCTTCGATTGAAAATCCTTTTACTTTTCCTGTCTTAACGTAGTCATTCCAAATCTTATCATTGTTAACTTTTATTGTTCCCATCCAAGTACCGACAGGAGCGTTCAAGTTATACTTCCTAGATTTATCAAACTTATCATCTTCAACTATCCAAGATTCCACTAATGTTAATCCTTGCAAGTTATCTGAATGCTCAAGTGTTGAGTTGCTTTGGTATCCGTTCGTAAGATACCTTTGCGACGCTTTTAAGACAGTTTCTTTTGAAAAATATATATAATACTCATCCCCCTCGGTTTTCCTGTATATAGGCTTGTTTGGGATCAATAAAGGACCCATTAAAATTTTCTTTTCAAGATCAACTTCTGCAAGTTTTACTTGATCTGATTTTAAAGCAATAAAATCCGACTCAATTGCAGGAGATTCTACTATAGATATAGCTTCAATCCCACTCTCCTCATTATCATCAAGTACTAATTCAATAATTTTCATAATTAATTAACGTTTTATTTTAATTTTTTTGCATTTACAAGGTCGCACTATCTATTATATTTCTATCTAGGCTTTGTGCCGTAGTAACATCATTAGCAACCACATAGGCTTTTATTGGAGATTGTTGAGATGAAAAGGCATCTGCTAATTGATTTGCATCGCTTTGACCAACGATATTAAAAGCGGGTGCTTGTGATGCAGTTGCTGATCCTGCAGATACTGAAGGGGCAGTTAAATCAGCCATTTGAGGAACACCCCCCAAACCTGAGGTAGCCTCTTTTTGTGCTCTCATTGCTGATCGTATTGATGAAAAAATACCAACCGCTTGTGCGGCATAACCAATAATTAAAGGAATGTTAGCAGGAAAAGGAAGAGCGGCGGCACTTTTTGCTATTCCTGCGGCACTATCTACTCCTGCTTCAGCGGCTTTAATACCTGATTTAGTTGCCGATTGCTTTGCGGAAAACAGAGTGGACTTTGCCTCCATTATCATATCTTTAGCCATCATTAACTGCTTTGCTATTAAAATCGCTCTACCTAGCTTTGTTTCTTCTCCTGTAATTGTTAAAAGGTTATTAAAAGAATCTTCTCTTAAAGCCATCTTTTGCAATTCCATTTCTTTGTTTTTTTCAGCAATAGCAATATTTGAGTCAAGCAATAATTTATCTTCGGCAACTATTGCCATATCGTATTCTGACTTAAGGGAAATAGATTCTTGTCTATTGGCTTCTGTAAACGCATCTAAAGCTATTTGAGCATCTACTTTTGCTTGTGTTCCTGCATTTGCTTCATCAACTAGTCTTTGTAATCGTTCTTCTTGTATTAGTTTTTCTTTACTATTTATTTCAATCAACTTATTAAGTCTTCTTGATTCAAGCAATTCCTGAGAAGCATTAAATTTCTGTCGCTCTAAAGATAAATTTGTTTCTGCTTCTAATTGAGTATTAGTTAACTCTGCTTTTTCCTTATTTAAAGCTAAGTCATTGGCTAGTTGCTCTGATCTAAAACCCTCAACAGTTGCTTCAACTGCCATTACCTCATTCTTAGCGGCTATTAAAGCAATCTCATTCTCTAGACTTCCGTTCCTGTCAAATGCGGCTTGTGCGGCTCGTTCAACAGTTTTAGCGTTTTCAAGCATTTTAACGTTTTGCTCTTCAAGTATTCTACCTAACTCTACGTTTGCCGCAATTCTATCTGTAATTGAATTTCTTTCCTCATCCCTTATTTGTCTTTGTTGCTCTGCTTGTCTGTCATATTTCTCAATTAATCCTGCGTTTATTACTTCTGCTTTTTGAGCCTCTTTTGCTAGTTGAATATTTGAAACCGCGGCATCTTTTATTCCTACGGCATAGTCTCCTATATCTGTTGCGGCTTCCACAAAACCATCTCCTGTTTGAGATACTGCGGCTTGTAATCCTGTCATTCCAAGATTAAAATCATCTAATGCCCCGCTAAAGTCTCCCCCAAATATTTTACTAAATGCATCTCCAAATTTTTCAAATGATTTAACTGCAGTTTCAATTGGTTTTCCAAAATACTTATCAAAAGCATCTCCTATTTTTTGAACAGAATCCAATCCCCCCGTTAATAATCCGAAAACATCATTAAAAACTAAAGCTAACCCCTCAAATGCCCCCCCAACCGCATCAGCAACCAATTGGTTCTGCATAAAAAGTTCTTTAACACTTTCTAACGCAACAAGAAATAATCCAACACCTGCAGTCTTAATCGCACCACCTATCTTAGAAATTCCACCTGCAGTTTCTTCTGAAGTTGATTTTATTGCAGTTAAACCTTCTTCAATTTTCTTATTATTATCAGCTAAGTCACTTCCTAACTTATTAATAGCATCAACAACGCTATTAACTTCTTTAGTAGCATCTTTGGTTTCTATATCAAGTTCTAAATTTATTTTTTCTGCCATTTCATTTCTTTTTTAAATTGCTTCCAAGCACTTTTGAATGATTTAGGGTATTTATTTTTCCCTTGTGCAATCCTTATGTTTTCTGTCTCCCCTTCTGCTATTTCAAGCATTCGTACAATTATATTTATCATAAAGTATTTACTAATTCAAAATTGGTTTCCCCCGTTTGGAAATTACTTGTCATCGTGTTTATCTTATATTTTTGACTACTAATTTCAATTATATTATTTAATTTTATATTGTAAAGAATTCTCAAAGGAAGGTAAGTTCTTACTCTAACAATTCTTCTTCTAGAATTAAATGATTCCGATATAAGAGTTTTGTAATATGACTCAAACAACGTGTTCGTAAAAGTACTATCCAAGCTAAACTCATTAATTTCATTTTGAAAGTTTATATTTTCAGTACTTACACTTGAATCTAGGGAAACACTATTTGAAGGTAATATTATAGATGTTTTTTCTACATTTACAGTACTATTACTTCTAACAGAGATTCCTGTAACAGTTCCGAATGCTTGACTTTTTAAAACTGCGTAAAACAACAAAGGTTTACCAATATAAGGTTGTTGGTTTTCGTTGACAGAATATCCGTACATTACATTTGTCTGAGCATTTGTGGTTATATCATTTATCCTTTCCATTAGCATATGCTCAAAAGGTAACTTTATATTGTAAACATCTGATGGAGCATCATAAATTTGATCATTTAAACTAAACCTTGTTTCACCCCAACCAATATTATTTATTTGATTGTATTTATTAGCTAAAAAAGTTCCTGTACCTTCATACGATAAGTTGATTTGTTTATAAGGCAAACCAACATTCACTGTTCTTGAACTTGTGGACAAAAAGGAATCAACTGCATAATTATTTGAAGTAGCAGAACCAATATCATTCCAATCTTTTGTTTCATCTTGCCAATCTTCTAATTGTAATTGCCATAATCCTGTATTTAAAAAATCAAAATACTGATCGTAAGTTTTTACAACAATTTTAGAATCCTCATAATACGCAACTAGATTAAACATTTTAAAAATACCTGTTAGAAAATCTATAATTTTCATTTCGGGTATTTGCTCACTTATTACAAAAGGAAGGTCAAGAGGTATCTCAATATTATTTCCTAGGCTATCGGGACTAGCATTATAAACATCAGTCCAATTACTAGGTAAACCACTATTTATATTTTGCTGACCACTGATAGTTAATCTTACCATTGAGAAAGCAACTTGGTCTGTAGAGTTTAAACTAAATGTGTAACAAGAAGGACCTAAAAACCCCAATTCATTAATATCTATATCTAATTGCCCCTTAACAGGACCCGAAGAGTAGCTATAACTATTCCCACCATTTATTATAAAAGTGTATTCCTTTGTGACATCTGTTGGTATAATCCTTATATCAAACTGTTGAATAACATTATTTGGAGGAGACTGGAATTGACTAAATATACAAAGACTTGTTGAATTACTTAACGATAATGAGCTTCCACTTGTACGACTCCAAGTCGATATACTTAGGGTTAATTGAGGCGCACCTTCTGTACCTACTCCAACCCCTCCACTTTTTCTATGCAACCATAAAAACAATCCAAAATAATCAGCATTAGCTGAGTCAAAAAAATCAGTTGAAAAACTTAATCCCGCAGGTACTAAATAATCTGTTTCAATTGCTGATATAATAGTTGCAACTCTTATAGCGTATTTTAGATCACTGAATAAAACACCTGCTTGAGAAGATGGTGCATAGTACATATTATTAGTTTTCGGAACAACAGAACCGCTATCGTAAAAAACAGGAGTTGAATGAGTAATTAAAGGTACTATTAAATTTGCTACAGTCGGATCAACACTCATTGCGGCAAGAACTGCTGTGCTAGTATACTCTGTGTTATAAAGATTTAAAGATGCTAAAGAGTCTAACTGAAAGTCAGATAAAATATCTTTTAAAGTTATAGTCTCTCCAAAGAAAGTAATTCTGTAAGCGTAAGGATTGTTGTTTTTTAATTCAACTCCATCTAGTCTTATTAATCCTGTTTTAAAAGGAATATAATTTAACTCAATTGCTCCTTGTTTTTTTTGCCTTGCATCAAACCCAGGTTCTATATTAAAATTGTAGTAATGCTGAAAAAGAATGTTATTGGTAGGAGAAGCAGGAACGCTAAAGGTTTGTGTGAAGTCTGTAAATATCTTAGAGATATCTTTGACATCTTTAATGGATTGAGTTAAAGTTATCGTTTCATCCTTGAATAAATCAAGTCTTGTTGATCCAATGTATATCTGAACTTTCTGCATTACCGAACATTATTTATATAATCAAATGCCATCTCAAATTCCATAGTGTATTCTATTAACTTTTCATTTAGACTAGTTTTATAAGTGAACGATGATGTTGATATAGTCACAGGCACAACTTGCTCTGTTGTAGGGTCGTAAGGATCGGGTTGTGTTAACCAAATAGATTTACTTAATAATAATTGTTCAAAAAAAGGATTAGCACCTTCGGGATAAAATCCACTACTCAAAACTATTTTTTGAGTTGCTGATTTATTAAAAACAGTTTTTGTTGGTGCATTTACTGAATAAGTTGCTGATCCTGTGCTTGTGCTTATTGTATTTGCGTTGTAGGTTTCTTTTGTAGATGTGGTTGATTTAACACTTTTAAGAAAGAAATACAAATCTTGCAATGCTCCAAACTTATTTAAAAAAGTTATCTTGTTCCCATCTCCATACCTAGAGCAATCAACTCTAATAATAGATAAAGGCAAAGTGTTATTGATAGTAAGTGTAGCTGTCTGATCATTAAAACCTACTTGAGTAAAATTTCCTACTGCTGTTATTTGAGGAATCCATCCACCAACTCCATAAGGATAGTACATATAATAGCCTCCTTTGATTTCATCTTTTGAAAGTAACCAAGCAGTATTTGCAGGTAAAGTAGGATTAGCACCTTGCATAAAAGTTCCGTATCCATCTACTGCTATGTGGTTAAATTGACTTTGAGCAATTGGAGTTCCTGTTCCTTGAATATTATCGTACTGATGAATTAACGATCCCGTAAGATCAGCAGAAATTGGTTGGCTTTGTCCTCCTGCAAATGTCTGAGTAATGTAATCTCTTACAAGCTCACTTATCTCAAATGTAATAACATCTCCTCCTGTTCCTGTTTTTAAAATTACGTATCTTAAAACATTATTTATTTTTAAAGATAGTTTTGCAGACAATCCCAATGATGTTAATGTTACGCTTTCAAATCTTGGTGAACCTACTAATATATTTGCCATAACTAATCTTTTGTGCCTAAAATAATACCTTTTTCTACATCTAAGGCAAATGCTTTTCCTATTTCTTTCGGTAAGTTCTTAAATGCCTTTTCAAATGGCTTTGTAAAAAAGAAGCTAGGCTTTAATCCTTGTGCAAATATTCTTTTCTGCAACCAAAAACCAATTGTCTTATAATTTCCTTTTTTATACTTACCATCTTTATCTCTAAATCTAATTTTCTTCATTTTTGCCCACTCCATTAAAGGTTTTAACGGAGGTCTTTTTGATCGGTAACTGTAAGGACTGCTTGGTGCTTTTTGCTTACCATTTTTTACTAGACTAGGCTTTGCTCCTTTAACACCTAAATCTTGAAATGTTCCATAATCCTCCATTAAAAAATCCAATAAAAAAGCACGTTGTTCTTCTGTTAAATCGTATCTAACAGAATTGTAAAGTGAACCTCCTCCTTTTTTAGCTTTAGTAAGATTACTTCTACTTTGCTGAACGACGTATTTTCCAAAATTATTTAATACCTCACTTGTTTCTTTTAATGTCATTAGCAGTGTCTTATATCATTGTAAATTAAAACATCAAATGTAGCAGTCCATCCCGCAAGTTCGTTTTCAAATCTGTCATAAAAAGGTTCTAGACTAGCATTTCCTTCAAATTGATATTTATCTTGATGCAAAGTTCCTCCTCTAAGTAATTGAATAAGCCTATTTGATACTGATAGCTGAGTATTTAGTATATCTTGAAGATTGTTGTTACCCCTAAAAAGGTCAGTTGTCTTTTCCTTACTTACATCTACAATATCCATATTTAGTACGCTTATACTAAAACGTAAAACTCCATCCTCTTGAGACACATTATTAATAATTATGTGAGCAAGTGGAAAAATGTCTTGTTTCTCTAAATTAATATCATCAAGATTCCCCGTGGTTACTGTTTTGCAGTTTACATCTAGGAGTAAAGTGTCTTTTATAGTTTCCGTTATTTGATAGAAACCTCTTATACCTTGATTACTCATTTCCTTTTTCTTTTAATTTGATCAGCTTCTAACTCGTTTTTCTCTTTCATAAACGACAACATTAATAAGCATTCGTGCATTTTTAGTTCTGTGATATCTTCAAATTTTGTAATATCTCCTTGAGCGAGTCCGTAAACACTTTGATACCATCCCCAACGTTGTCCAAATCCCGATCCTGCACTTGTTGTTTCTTCGTTTCCTCTTGTAAATAATGACTCATAGCTACTGACAAGTCTATCCCTAAATTCAATAAAAAAAAAACTGAACTTATAACTGCATTTAAAGGCATATGCACCATTAAGTCTTTTGAATCGGGTTTATACTCATTAATAGAGTATTTCTCTTTGCTACGCTCTTTAATTGGTCGATAAAGGACATTCATTGCGGTTTCAATATTTTGCCAATCACCAATGTAAGTATCTAAATCAATATATTCCCCTAAGGTCATATCTTCAATCTCGGGGTGAAAACCAAACTCAACATCTTTAATGTGAAATGATTTTACTAGAGGAGGTTTTTCTGATAATAACTTTGCTAATTTTTTTACAATCATCTCTGAGTCACTCATCCTAATTGAAAGAACATCCTTATGAGAAATGTTGCAAAATATTTCTATCATCTTGCATCTGATAAAATACTCATCGCTATCCATTTCTTGCAGTTTTTGGAATCGTTGGTATTGCTTTAAAGTTATTTCAGATAAATCCGAAGGGATCACGATAGTCGCTTTCATAATAGTATAACGTAAGTTTTAATAAAATTTATAAGGTATAAAAAAAGGCAGTCATTTCTAACTGCCAATTTAACTAAAACAAAAAAGAAAATCTTATTCTATTGCCATTTTTAAGTCTCTTTCAAGTTCTGAGCATTTCTTCATCCATTGTAGTCTTTGCTTTTGAACTGTAATGATATATTTATCTCTTTTGTTTACATCATCCCTAAGCCTTGCGGTATAAAAGTGCATTTCACCCAAAGCTTTGATCATAGCCAAGTTTTCTTTATTACGAGGCTTTATCTTCTTCCAATTATTTAGGATATCAGAGCAAAGCGTTGCATTACTCCAATACTCTAAATCCCTTATTTCGGTTATCTGTTCCATTGTTACTGAGTCCATAGGTCAAATATAATTAAAATACAGTAATCTTATTATTCAATATAGGGATTATAACTTTATCTCTTTGATTATAAGTAGAGCATTCTTTCCCATCACAGTAAATTGACATTTCATCTATTTCAAATAGATACTCGTAAGTCCCATCATCAACTCTCATATAACCATCCTGTTCGTAGGTGTCAGTATCGTGAATGGTTTTTCTGACACAAAGAACATCAGCGTAAATTTCTAAGCAACCGATTGTCCAAAACAATTCCTCTCTGTGAATTTCATCGTCACCCATTGGGATTTGTTGAATCTTTAAATCAAACAGGACATCCTTTATTTCTTGGTCTGTAAATAAGTCTCTCATAATTATATAGTTTGGTAATCGTGTATTAAATCTAGGTCATATTGATCAGCAACATAATTAATGTGTTTCTGAGTAGTGACCGACCAATATCCGTGTTGAAGTAATTGACCATCGACAATAGTTGCAACGTGAGTGCTGTAACTCCAAACCTCATTACCGTGAATTGTCAGGTTTGTTTTGTATTTATCTAATTTAATCATTTTGTTTTTGTTTTTAGTTAATTAATATAGTGTAAATATATACACTAATTATTTATAAAACAAAAATTTAATAAAATATATTTAACTTACAACGTATTTCCCAAAGTTTGGTCTAGAGATTATAGAGTAAGTTGCATACCTGCAGGGGTCAATAAGGTGATTATTTTTGTCTATTGGTGTGTTTGTTAGTTTTCCTGTCTTATCCTCTTGCCATTTGTAATTACGAAACTCTTGAATTGCATTTGTTGAGGATGTTAATATACTTAACCTGTATCTTTTCAATAAGTCAATCCCTGCATTAACTGAATCCTTCCCTTTTAACGATGGGAATATTTTATGCCCCATCCTCCTCAACTCCTCAATTAATCTAGGTTCTGCCGAGTCAGCGTAAATGGGTTTACTCTCTAAGTGTTGATCTAGTAAGAATCGATGTATATCTGTTGTGGTCATCTGAGTCCTATATAAGTGCTCTCTAATGTACAGATTAAAATCTTCAATATAAACACTCACTAAAGTAGTTGGGTCGTTAGAATAGCCGAAATCCATCCCATAGGAAATAAGGTTGGCAGTTGTGGGTATTTTTTCAACCTCCACGTATTTAAAGATTGTTGACCGACTAGCGGCTCTCTCTCCTAGTCCGTAGATTTGCCAATACTGTTCATCCGTTTGCTTAAGCCTTTCAATTTCTTTTTTAATACTATCCTCAAGAAAAGGATTATTGAGATAAGTAGTTTTAAAGAAATCACAATCGTCACGAGGGATAACTTTATCGTAAAGCCAATGATATTCTTCACTAGGGTTAAAATCAACTATTATTCTTTCTTGAGTTCTAAAAATTAACTGTTGCCAATCCTCCCAATACAATTCATTGCCTTCATTAATGAAAAGCAAATCCCTTTTCCTACCTCTAATTTTTTGGCTTTGATCTAAGCTAGTAAATTCTACTAAATTACCAAAGAGATTATACTCGGAGTTTGATTTATTGTGGTACTCTTGACTATATATCTCATTGGTTCTAAGTATTTCTAGGAAATCCCTTAAAACAGTTGCCCTTAAGCTAGGAAATGTTTTGCGGCAAATCGTTATTATTTTACCGTTGTTATAAGTGCAGTATTCGAATATTATCCACAAAAGAATATTATAGGTTTTACCGCTTCTTGTTCCTCCTTGCTCAACTACTATTTTTTTATTGCTATTAACTAAATGTTTAAATACAACATTAGTCTTTAGCGTCTTCAATTCTGTCAATTATTTCTACTTTAAAATTGTTAGGCATCCCATCTGCTCCTGTAATTTCTTGTCGCTCAATGTATCCTCTTTTCTTTCCTTTGGTTTTAAGATAAAAAATAATCTCAGCAGTATTGCCATCCTTTACATTTTCAAATAATTTGCTTTCAACAAAGTCTAATGCAATATTCTCAATGTCAATTACTTTATCAGAAAATTCTTCATCCTCTTTTAACCATTGATAAAAAGTAGTTCTTCCTATCCCTACTAATTTACAAGCAGTAGTAACAACCCCTAAAGATTTCTCTAATGCTTCTATTATTGCTTTTTTATGTTGTTCGGTTTTGTTCATTTTATTTTCTATTTGAAAGTTCTATTAATTCAATTTTCCAATCCTCTCCAACTATATATTCTGCTTCTTTACCTAATAAACTATCTTTACTTACATTTAACCAAAAATTATCAGATACAATTTTAGACTTGTTAAAAGTGCTTTCAAAAAAATGATGTATCATAAAGGAATCTTTAAGCATTTCTTTAATGCTAGGAAGTTTATATCCAAACAAAATTGTTTCGTTATTTAATCTTGTAGGAAACTCTAAAGAATAACATTTATTTTTACCAAGCCAAGCAGGTAGTGGATGAAAAGAAATTGGTTGATATACTTTAGCTTTTTTGTCATAATTTATTATTTTTTTAACACTCCAAATAACATAATTCCAAGCTTTAGAGTCTTGTTTAGGTTGCTCTAATAATGTGTGCATTATCTTGTGAGATAAAGACTCAATGTGCTTTGATGTATCTTTACTTACTTTTAAAGGAAAATTAAATAACGCTTTTCCATCCCAACTTTTATCGGCAATGTAAATTGGTGGATGTGATTTACCCCATCTTGGAGCGAACCCTCCTGTCATTTTTGCAGGCATAGTAGCAAACCAACCTTCTTCTTTTGGCATTTCTTTTAAAATAACCGCATCCATATCTAACACAACTCCCAAGTTCTCAGAAGCTGATTTTAATCTTACTGCGTCAGATATGTGTGCGATACTGTGACCATTATTAAGGCATTGAAAAGCTACTTCTGCAGGAAAGTAGTAATCCGCATCCTTTACTTCAATGTTGTTTGGTATTTGTCCTTTATTAAATTCTTGATAACTATATAAAATTACTTTATTTTTCCTGTGACTCTTTAATGTTAGTTGATGAAAAGGAGATACATTAATCTTTTTACTTCTCCACTCAGTGTAACTTTTTTCATTATCATATTTACTCCAAAATAAATTTATCATTTGGTTTTTACTTTTTTCATTCCGTAATTATTTACTTTTTTTAAGATATTAAAATCGTAAAAAGGGCTTCTGATTAACCCGTGTTTAAAATGCCCTTTCCAATCTATCCTGTGATGCGGTCTATTAAACCTTATTTTTGTCTCACAGTAATTAGACCAAATTTCTTCAATTGATCTTGCCTTTAATAACTTCTTTTCGTAAGAGTTATCTTTGTACAATTCGGTTTGGTTACCTCCTTTCATTTTAGTGGAGGTACTTACTTTGTCAACAGTAAACGCATTAAATAATATTGTACACATCTTATTGTGCAGTACTTGTAAGCACAAATCTATATCCTCATTATATTTCAACCTCCACCTAAATGGCATATTGTTATTCATTAACATTGCGCTATAAACGTGACAGTTAACTCTAAAAGGTTTATTATCACTAACCCCTTTTATCACAAATGTGGTGTAATTAAACCCCGATATGCCTACGTTAATATACCTATCGGTAAATTCCTCAAGTACATCTATTGCAACATTAAAGTTACAAGGTATTTTCTTGCCTTTAACGTACCTTCTTGCTCTATAAATGTTATCATCAAACATCCAATGTCTATCAAAGCCATTCTTTATAGAATCTTCCCATCCGTAATTTCTTGCAGGATAGCTACCTAAACCCAAATCAGAGAAAGGAAGTTTAATAATATATTCAGAACCTAACGAGTCGCAATAGTTATCGTATTCTTGAGGCTCAACCAATACTTTAAATTTCAAACCATCCTCCTTAAATGAGTTAGCAGTTATTGGGTTTTCCCACCTACCTTTGGATACAATATAGACAGGATACTTACTCATACTTGTGAGTCAGTAAATCTAGTTTTTCTTTAAAAGGATAATTTGTACTCCAAGTAAGTCCGTTTTTTGATGAAACTTGAACTTGATGCTTTTCAATATACTCCTCTCTGTCATTCTCATTATCAAATCCCACTATTAACTTTATTGCCCTATCAGTTTTCTCAAACTCAGGCATACCAATCCACTCTTCATTTTCATCTGAAGCGTTTACTTGATCAACAGACCCTTCATTAAAATCGTAAGGGACAATACCCCAATCCGCTAAATAAGTGGAATCCCATTTATTAGCTAGTATTTCCCAATCCCATTGACCAAAATTAACATTGTCCTTAATAACAAACTCATCTTTTTGTTTATCAGTCCAACCTTCAGCAATGTCCACCCAAACTTTAGTCAAACCTGCTTCCTTACAAGCTTTTAATCTCATATTGCCCCCAAGAACCATCATAGACTCATCAACGATAATTGGTCTTTTTTCTAACATCTCGGGAAAATCCTTAATGCTTTTTACTAACTTTTGGAATTTATTATCCTTTATTAATCTAGGATTATCAGGATTGCTTAATACAGAACTTATAGTTACTTCTTTTTTCATTTTTCTACACTTGTTTGTTCAAGAATAAAGTTTTTAGTTTTTCGTATCACAAAGTTTTGATCCTTTTTTGTTTTAAAACTATTTGGAATCTGAATCCACAAAGTAGTAGGATCATCGTCCGTTACTAGATTTACAATAGACTTACGGATTACATTAATCAGCTTTTTCATATTTCTCTATTTTCTTTTTTAAATGCTTAACCTTTGTTTCTAACATATGAATCTTATCTAATGTGTCAAGGTTTACGGGAGTAAAGTTAAACTGTTTTTCTAACTCTTCTAATTTTGAGTTTTCCTCCTTATAGACTTTATAGTAATGATGCGAATGAATAACTGTTGCGTGAGTAATATCCTTTTCATTTGCCTTAAAGAATAAAGAAATATTTGTCCACCTTAAGTTCATTTTTTCCCTTAACAAGTAAACAAGTAATGATCTGTAATGAATCACTTCTTTTCTTCTACTGTTCTCAAAAACATTTACTCCTGTTTTCTTAATTATCTTATCGCTAATTTCTTGTGCTGTCATTTTAAATATCTTTTTACTTCTGTCCAAAATTCTATTTGATATCTGTAAGGTAATCCCCATTTAAATATCTCATCAACAAGGATTAAAACTCCTTTTTTTGCGGAATCCTCATCAACACCGCACTCGCTAATGTATCTACTTATTAACTTTTGCGCTTGATCGTTTGCGTTTTTTTCTCTATCTGTCATTTGGCTTATGTAGGTTAATGAAATTTCCAATAATAAGTATAAACCCGCTCATTGCAAGAATTACTAATACTTTTAAAATGCTTTTAAATTTTGTTATCATAAATTCTCTGTTTTAAATTTTCAATTTCCTTATCTAATCTTCTCAATCCTCTAGTTAAGCCAACTATTTTTAGTTGATCAATATTAGGATCAAGTATTGCCTTTCTTCTCTCTTCTCTAATTTTAATCTTAGAGTTTAATTCCGCATTTAAATTCATATTTCGGTTCTTAATTTTAAAAGATTATAGCATTCGCTATATTTCTCTTTTGCTTTACTTTTATATTTATCTTTAAAAAGTAAATAAAGTCTTTTACGATACTGATATTCAGTAACGCAATTAGTGTAGTATTTTTCTGCGAATTTTTTTCCCTTACCAAAAAAGTAATTGACATTATCCGCTTGGTCTCCTGCAATCATCTGTTCGTAAAAATTATATCTTGCCTCACTTTCATTTAGATCACAAAGTTCTTTATTGTGATACCTATAAACCAATGCAGGGAATTGCAAGTAATCTTTATCAATACTTACTATCATTACTTGATCTCTGCCCCAAACCTCACTTAGATTTTTCCAATAAATTGCCACAAGGTCATCTGTCTCCATCCCCACTGCGCAATAAGAATCATAAGCTTTATTTACGTAATCGTGTATCTCATTTAGGAAAGGAGGTTTAGGAGTACCAATTCTATTTGCTTTGTAGTTTTTAGTAATCAGTTTTCTGAAGTTACCTCTACCGTTATTAAATACAAGAACTTCTTTGACATTGTGCAAAGTGCTTAATTCGTTTACTATTTTTTGAAACCCTTCGTCAAACTTGTGAGTAACATCATCAAGATTATCAAAAAAAGTCCCATCAATATGCTTTGGTGAATAGCAACTTGAATAAACCAAACTGTCAGCATCTACTAGTAGTATCATTTTATAGGAATCTGCAAAAATGGTCCGTTAAAATTCATTGTGTATTCTTCATCAATATCAAAACACTCCTTTGTCTCAGCATTAAAAAAGGTTAACCTTTCTTTAATCAATTCAATAAAGAACATATGCTGATAAGGTGTTGTATTAATGAAAAAATCAACCACGTCTTGGTACTCTTCTTTTAGAGTAGCATCTTTTGCAGGGTTTACTTTTCCTTCTTTTATCTTTGGTTCAAATTTTTTATTTCTCATTATATCTGTTTTTAAGTTGTAAATAATCAAGCCAATAGTCAAGCCAATTAAAATCTGATGACTTCCTAGCTTTTATATATTTATTATAGGCTTCTTTTACTTCCCATTCTTGAATATCTTTTTCGATAATCCATTCGTATAACATCATTTAAAAGTTTAGTGGGATAACATTCTTGACAAACTACAAAATCGGGCAATGACTCTAGATCCTCCGAAGAAGATGCGTGATTCCCGCATTTAGGACATTCGATAACATACAAACCATTATCAATCTTTTTCCTTTCTCTAAGTAGCTTAGAATTGACTACACCCATAATGAATACTCGTTTAGCTTCCTTGAAAAGTCTTTAACATCCTTATCGTGTTTCTCAACAGATTCAAATATTGTTTTTTGAACCTCCTCATCAGTCAAACCTAAAGATGTTTCTGCATCATAATTTGACCTAATAGCACAATGGTATCCGCAATTATAAGCGTGGGAAAGGATTCCTTTTAACATTTCAGCGGTGATAGTATAATCTTTCATTTTAATTTTGTTTAAGTTAAGGGGGTGATTAACCCCCATTTAATTTATTTATTATGCAATTCAAGATTTCCCCCTGTAAGAGTACTTAAACCTTGAATAAACATTTCTACAGAATAATCTTTATACTCCTTATATTGTTGAGGACCTTTGCAATCTTTGCATAGATTATACCCAATTGAAAAATTAAGTTTAATTAATCTTTCAAGTTCATTCTTATTAATCTTAATTTGATTTTTCATCTTTTTTTTTGTTTAAGTTAAATTAGTATTAATGTAAATATAAACAAAAAATTTTACAAACAACTATTCTTTACGAATTATTTTTGATGCTTGTCTTTCTTGCAGTAAATAGACAAGTTTTAACCGTTTGGTTTTATCCCACAAAGTGGTGTTTGGGCAATTTCTTTTAACGAAACGTGGCATTTTTATCTTTTCAAGTCTAAACAGATACTCTCCTTTTAAGTCTTTTACGTAATAGAATTTTTTACCTGTTAGTTTCATCAAATCATCGTACTTATCTTTTTCAAGCATTTTGGTAGTCCAAAAATCATTACGAAATTTCATCTCTACGTAACAAGCAAATCCTTTAGGGTCTTTTCCGTAAGCATCATAACAATGAAAGTTGTCTAATGAAGGCTGAAGATTCCATCCTTTTGAGTTAAGGTCATTAATCTTTGTTGCTTCTAATTTTTTAATCTTGGTTATCATAAATCTTGTTGATTTCCGCTATCATAATGTTTAATCTCTTAGGACTACATTTGCAAGGTAGTTCTAGTTTGTGGTCAAAACATTTAGAGTGAAGATTGCAAACAAGTAAATACTCTTCGTGAGAAATACTGTGCCCGTTTCCTTCCCTAAATTTCTTCCAATCTTTTCGGTCTTTTTTTACCATCTTCTTATACCTTTTACATTGTTTAGTTTTTTTCTACGCTCATCACAACCGCAATCAACTCCTGCTTTTTCACTAAAGAAATCCACAACCGCCTTAATGCCTGTGTATTTTGTGATGTAATAAATTAAATCTCCTAATTTCATAATATCTTTTTTAGTTTTTCTTTTACCTTTTTAAAAGTATTGTACAAAGAATAGTAAGGGATACGAGTTTTTCTTGCTAAATCCGCAATACTGCTACCATCATCAATAATCTGATAAACCTTTTTATCGTACCAAAATAACTGATCCATCTCATCTTGAACTTTTTCAAGTGCTTTGTGGTAATCTGTATTATCATCAACACCAAAATTATCCTTAATCTCATCAATGCTTGTAATTTGAATTTTACTTTCTTTTCTTTTTAAGTCAAGAAACAAGTTTCGCAACATTCGAAAAACGTAAGAATGATTAAAATCATCGTCACCGTATTTAATGTCCAAGCCTTCTTCTAGTTTTTTTTGCACCTTAATATACATTTCTTGAACAATGTCTTGAGAGGTCTCTAAATTGCAACCAAATGAACGAACAGTATTTACCCATCTATTATGTTGTTTTGCTATCTGTTTTAAAATTTTTAAGTAGATCATAGTTATCCTCAATTACCTCAGGGAGACCTATTTTATTTACTTTGAATGAAAATTTTTGAAACGGAAATCCTCGGCTTCGTTTACAAGACACATTGACCCTATCACTATAAACCGTATTAAGTTCTAACTCAATTTGGGTTTCGCATTTCTTTTCTAGAAATGAACCAAGGTGTCCTGTAGGTTTTGATGTACCAAAATTAGAGTGTATCACGGTTACAATATGACACTTATATTGTGCAGTCCACTTCATTAAATACTGAACGCACAAATTGCTTTGCTCTAAATCATTGACATCAGAAACAAGATCAGCGATGCCATCAATAATAACTAGACCAACATCTTTAATTTGGTTTAATGAT